AGTATCAGCACCGTCAGAATTGGCACGCAACAAGATGATCTGTGTCAACGTTGCAGTCGGAATAACCCATCGGGTATTTGATGTGCGATATTCTTTTGTCAACAAATACGGAAAATCGGCAATGTCTTTCGGCACGATATCGCCTGATGCCAATGTGTCTATATCGTGATTGCCAATTCCCGGTGTATTCACGATCCCCAATGGTGATCTAACGCCGGTTCCTCGCACCCACTGATAAAGTTGCGTTCGGCCGTAAACTTTCCAGAACCTATTTGCAATCATTGCCTCAAGATCGAACATATTGTCTTCGAGTTGTTCCATTGATACCATAAGAACACGAGAGAATGTGTGTGCTGTTAATTTCAATTCACCAGCAACATCACCAGTCTCTTCTGAACTCGTCCCTCGTTCTGCGGTCATTTCCATCGACCAGCTATCGTCCCATACAGGAAACGTATAGGTTGACGTGGTCATAGTAATAGTATCAGCAAGAGGACGTATGGTATCAATAGCCTCCCTTGCCATAAGTATCTCAGACGCATATTCATCTCTGATGTAATATCCGCCTGCAGGATCCGTCAGCCTCGACAACGCCTTGACTTCATGGCCAGTACGACCATATTCACGGAACGCTTTGCGTTCGATTTCCTTCTGCTCGCCGGAATCGTCGCTTTTCCGACCGGGATTGTCCCCCATATCACGGATGTAGGCAGGTGTGGTATCACGCCGTACTTGTTCTTCGAGTGCAAACAGTTCGTCGGCTTGTCTCTTGAGGTCGATTGCCTCAGTCAGTAAGCCATGTGCATGTTTGTACTCTTCCTGCGTGAGTTCACGCTTTTCATCTTCAGCGGTCTTAGTTATCCGCTCCTTCTCTTTGAGTTTCTGCATGTATTTGTCCATAAGGACATTTACGGCAGCACTCGCATTTGGATCTCGCATTGTGTTTTCTCACAGTTGTAACTCCATTTCAAGTAAGTGTAGCTTTTGCATGTCACTTTCGCTTGCTGTGAGTGGAGTACCCGGCTCGGCAGTCTTGCTTAATGATGCTAATATATCTGTCCTGCTGTCTCCATCAAGTGCCAATAGACGCTCGATGGAGCTTGTAATTCTATTTTGTGGTAAATCGTTGCCACGCAAAGAAGCTGCAAATAGCCAGCTTTCATCGGTTTCTTTCCATGCAGGCGTAACACCCAACTTCTCATACCATGATGTTAATCGCCCTTTAATATCCTCTGTTACAAGCGGATGACCTTCAATCGCAAGTAACCCGAGAGAGAATATAGCCTGCGGTACAACCATCATCTTCTCATCAATTATATCGCATATACACACGTTGTTCGCTTCAAATCTATCCGCATTCTTACGGTCGTGCCAAAGGAAAGCCCTCCAGTACTTTGCGTTCGGAGTGTCGGTTGCCTTTGCCCACTTCTGGATCCTGTCAACAGCACCATCGTAATCCCATTTAGTGTCCATAGGTGCAATCGGTGTTCCAGTAAATATATCACGATCCTTCACGTTTGTAATAATAGCATCCTCGTTCGCAGGGAACACCACCGCTGACACCTCATACAGCATAATCTCATCAATATATCGGATCAAATTATCGTCTTCATTGCGTTCCCAACGCTCCCGAATAGGCCTGAAACCGATTGACATGCGATCAAGGTGACCCTCAAGCATAAGTGCTCGTGTGTTCTGTGCGGTTGGGGTACTTGCCAATTCAGCCTTAATAAAGAGACCGTGCTTATCCTCATGGGCTTCCCTGACGGTTCCAATCAACCCATCGACATTCCATGCGTGACCGGCAAGGAACTTAATCTGTCCTTTCGGTAATCGCTCCTGCAACGTCTTCTTGAAAGCACCCGGTATAATCACATCGTCATCAAGATCGGTTTTGCCGAATGTTGACGCATAACCAGCGACGAAGTTGGTGTCGTCGTCTGCCTTGACAACGAATGGCCTTGTAATATATTCAGCTTGCATAATATTCCCTCTGTCTCTGTTGTTTCATTGGATAGATTAGCACTGTCGGTCACTACCTCGCGAGAATAGACTACATATTTATATTGAAATAGTCCGTCCGTAGTTGGTGATGGGCACAATCCCTCATATACCCATTCCAAGCTGCATGTTTCATCCCAGCCATCTATAAGACAATCAAGCATAGTTAGCCTCTCGTCTGCGTTTCTTTTTCATAGCTCGTCTGATTGATATTATCTCTTGCCTCTTTCAGAATATCTGGCAGAGTAGGCGTCGCTCTCGAGAAACTATAACCTATCAGTATCATAGCGACTGCTAATATGGCGTACATTACTGCTGTAAGAATAAGTATAGCTAATTCCATTATTCAAATACTGGTATCAACGTACACATACAATTCGTGTGAACTGGTGGCACTCCAACATCTTCGTAATTGTTCACCAACGGCGGATCGACATCATTCGGTACGAGTGACTCACCGACCGATAGAAAGTTATCATCCAACGGGATCTTCTTTCCTGCCAATGACAGGCAATATGGACACGCATCGCCTGCGACTACCCATTCCTTGAATGGTATCCCTTCAGATCGCCACGCTTCGACAGCACCTGCGTTACCCGCCCGGATCACCTCCGTCCTCGCCACGCTATTAGCTCTCGCCACCGACCACTTAGTGAACTTTGATCTCAGGCTGGCTACCATTTCATTGTATGTCAGCTCACCTTTGAACGACCGCATAACGACCTTTCTAATCTCATCAACGCTTGTTTTACTGATCTTATCGGCGAATTTGAACCCGTAATCACGGATAAATACCTGCTGTGCTGCACTGGAAAGATCAAATGCGATTCCAATCTCGACACCCGCTGCGGTAGCTGATTCGGCAAGCATCTCGCCAAGGAGAGCACGTACAGTCTCGAAAGCCAAAGCTGACCACAATATCTGTAATTCCGGTAGTCCATCAGTTATCTCGTTGACCTGAGCCCTTGTCAACTGTTCAGCTTTCGCCTCCTTGACTATCTTCATAGTATCCGTTGCGAACTTCCAGAAAGTCTTGCGTGCCCATTCTTCCATAGGATCAATCCACAACTCCGCAGCGTCCCGCCGTGCAACTGCACCGACACGCCATCTGTCAAGCCCGTCACCGATCACCGTATCCTTATGTTTGACACCGCATCCGCAAGCGGACTTCTTGACCGTCGCTGGTGTTGGAACGAGGTTCATAGGACGAAGAAACATATCGCCGTCGGTTGTCTGTGGTTTTCCTGCCTCAGCTCTCGCCTCGTTCAATGTCAGTAATCCTGTTGTAAATCCTTCCTGTGCTGCCTTCCTGCGTTCAGCGCGAATCCCTCGTAGTGCAGGCACATCCGATATGTCAAAGCCAATATGTATCCCGCCACCGAAGTCCTTGACAAGGCCAGCATTCAGTGCATTCACAATCAGTGTCTGGTATGGGGAGATAGTATCTTCATAGAATGACCGACGCGCCTCAGCATAGTTAGCGAATGTTGCATCATCTATCCCTAATAGTATCGGAGGTACACCCAATGACAGCAATACCCTCGTCATATTCAGCTTTCTCATATCCGTCAATGCAAGCTCGTGCATGTTCAGTGAGACCGATGCCAAACCTTGTGTACCCTCGAGGATCATTAACTTTCCTCGATTGTCCCCACTGTACTGACTGTTCCAATCTGATCCTATTGTCTTTCGTTGTGCATCATTGACTTTACCTTGAGATGTAAGCACAAAGCCAGGAGCAACTCCTCGATTCTTGAGCATCACATTTGTAAAGTCCGTTGCCTCGTTGTCGGTGTCAACCTGATGGGCTGCTGATAACAAGATAGGCAACCCAAAGTATTCGACAAGCGGATTCCGGAGCCTGATATGAATGATATTGTCGACCGGTATAACCGTCTTCTTGCCGTTATGATTATAGATATAATGTTCGATGTAGGTCTCAACAGACGGAACGATCTCAATCCTGTCCGGTCGCATCCGCCATAACTCAAGTACCTTGTTCCCTGATAGTGATTTGACCTTCTCAAGATAAGCGTTCCCGCCTAAATACAGATCAAGGTTAATGTCAGCAAGGAAGTCATTCTCTGATGTGTGTGGATTAGGATTCTGGAGAAGTAAATCAAGCGGGTGGTTTGGGATGGCGGTATCATCCTTGTCGGTATACACTGTCAAGGGAGCCTCAGCGATAGATACACCTACAAAGTCAATCCCTCGCCTTATGAGGTCATTCTCTTCGTATCCTTCTTTCGCATAGGTGTAATATCCGGCAGGCGAGTATTGAGGGTTGGTTGCCGTATTGACTAATGTGACACTACTACCGACACCCTTAGACTCCACCCAGCGTACACCTGCTTCGTAGATAGCTTTCCCGAGCCTGATCATACGAAGGATACCTTCAAAGGAGTGATAGGACTCCCAAAGTGAGTGAACAATGGATACCTGACAGCATCCATAGCATGATCGTTGATCTTGTCCGGCTCATCCATAGTATTGCCATCCCGATGCACACGCCATTTATAGCTTGAGAATTCAGCGTTCACGTTTTCATTCTCCGGATTACTATATAATGTCATTCCCTGAACAAATGATATTCCTGCAAATACCGATCCCTGACTCTTATCTGATGGTAATATGTTATAACCAGCAAGAGCTATCTCTTTAATAAGGCCAGGGGCAGACGAATCAGCATAGATTATGTCGGTCTTGGACACTCTACGCTGTTGCATAATACGAATTAAATCCGAGTTTGTCAAGCCTGTCTCGTAAATCACCTCCGTTATGTAGGCTATTTGGTCACGTATTCCGATCTTTACCAGTGCGGATGGGTTGTTATATCCAAAGTCCAGACCCCATATTGTCTCATCGTAATCAAGCGGGTAGTCGCCTGTTAGAGGGTATTTGTAGATCAACCCCTCAGAGACCCCCCATTCACCGAGTGCATAAATCTTGTAATTATTTTCCTGACCTTGAGAAATATAATCAGCGAACATGCGTTCTTGATCAGCGGTGTCGATGTGACGATTGTCTTTATAGG